ATGACCATCCAAGACCGCATCACGGGTGCGAGGGCTTACCTCGCCAAACTGCCTCCCGCCAACTCTGGTGCCGGAGGCCATCCCGCCACCTACCGCGCCGCCAGCATCCTTGCCAACGGGTTCGACCTCGGGTACGATGATGCCTGGACGCTTCTGAACGAGTGGAACAAGTCCCATTGCTCCCCGCCGTGGGGCGAGAAGGAACTTCGCCACAAGTTGAACGATGCCTTCGTCAAGCCGCATGAGAAGCCGAAGGGCTGGCTCACCGCCGGGAAGGAACGCAAGGTCGGGGCCAACGGTCGCTTCGTGTTCGACCCCACGGTGATTGCTGGGATGGTCGATGCCCAGACCCCGTACTCTACCGCCGATGTCCTGCTCAACTGCTTCAAGGACGAAGATGTGATCTGCATCACCAACGAGGCTGGGCAGTCCGAGGATGGTCGCTACTTCCCCGCCTCCAAGGGCATCTTCATCACGCGCGCCGAGTGGCTGACCAAGTTCTTCGGCCCGGGGGCCAAGCAGGGTAAGCACTTCGCCGAGTCCGAGCAGGGGGCTTGGATACGCATCAACCCGTTCACCAAGGATGACTTCAGCGGGACGGACTCCGCCGTGGCCTCCTATCGCCATGTGCTGGTCGAGTTTGATAAGAAGTCCAAGGACGAGCAGATCGCCATTTTCCACCAGTCCAACCTGCCCATCAGCCTGCTGGTGGACTCCGGCGGCAAGAGCATCCACGCTTGGATTAGGGTCGATGCGACCGACAAGCCTCAATGGGAGGAACGCCGCAACACCATTTACGAATACCTAGCCGACCATGAACCCGACCCGCAGAACAAGAACCCGTCCCGCTGGAGCCGCCTCGGTGGAGTCAAGCGCGGAGAAAACGAACAACGCATCCTCGCCTTTAATGTTGGAGCCGAGGATTGGGATGGGTTCATCGCCTGGCGGGAGGGGCAGGATAGCCCCGATGAAATCCGCACCGACACGCTTGAGGCGTACGACACGAAGAACGACCCGAACCATGTCATTGGTCATGGTCGGTACCTTTGCCGAGGTGGAAGCCTTCTTGTCACGGGCCAGTCTGGAATTGGAAAGTCATCGTTCGTCATGCAGATGGCAACTTCGTGGGCGGTCGGACGGGAGTTGTTCGGCATCCCTGTCATCCGACCTCTCCGCATCGGCGTGGTCCAAGCGGAGTGCGATATGGGCGACCTTGCGGAAGCATTTCAAGGCGTGTCATCTGGGATGATGCTGACGGGGGCGGAGCGCGCGCTGTGCCGGGAGAACCTGCGGTTCTTCACCGAGGCCAGCAAGACGGGCAAGGACTTCGTGGACCTGTGCCGCAAGATCATCGTGCGGTTGAAACTTGATGTTCTGGTGGCGGACCCGTTGCTTTCGTATGTGGGGGGCGACCTATCCAAGCAGGATGTCTGCTCCCACTTTCTGCGTAACCTCGTCCAGCCCGTCCTCCAGGAGACCGGGTGCATCATGGTGTTCATCCACCACGAAGGTAAGCCGAAGCCCAAGGAAACGACCGATGAGCAGACGATTTCCGACATGGCATACAGCGGCCTCGGGAGTTCCGAACTCGTGAACTGGGCGAGGGCTATCATCAGCGTCCGGCGTGAGTCCAAGGACAAGCCCATCTTCTCGTTCAACTTGACCAAGCGCGGCAAGTTGGCGGGGATGCGGACGGTGGACGGCAAGCCCACCCTGTCCATCAAGTTGAAACACGCCGATCACAAGGTGCTGTGGGAGGTAGCCCCGATGGTCGAGGGCTTTGAACTGCTCAAGGTCGGTCAGCAGTATCAGCACTTCTCGTCCAAGCCGACCATCAGCCGGAAGGCTTTGCTGGACGAACTGACTAGGGAGTTCACCCTACAACTGGACCAAGCGGAGGCTCTCATCAAGGCGATGGTGACCAACGGCATCATCAAGCCAAAGAAGATTGGCCCCGCGCTGTTCTACCAAGGCACCAAAGCGGAGTAATCGACATATGCCTGTCGATATGCCGACTGGCTTATTCGCCCTTGCTCTTGAAGATACGCACCAGCACCGCCCCCAGCACCCCGAAGCACCCGATGGTCAAAGCCCAGCCTAGGTCACGGATGGTCTGGAGGGCGATGGTAGCGGTCGATAACTGACGCTCTAGGTTGGCATCATCCGACTTCAACTGCTTCCCGCCGTCCACGATGATCAGAGCCATCGTCTTGGAGTTGCCAAAGGCCGACAGCACCATCTCGCAAATCCAAGCCGACCCGAAGGCCGACAACCCGGCGGCAACCGTTAGGATGGTAACCGCCCAAAGGAGGTTGGTATCAACGCTTCTTTTTAGTGGGTCGTTTTCCATTAGATTTGTTAGTGTTAATCCCAGCCGATTTCTCGACCTTTTTCAGTTCGCCAGCCAGCCGCGCTTTGACGGCAGACTCCGCCCAGGCGACAATCTGCAAGGCCATGTACCCCGACAGTCCGTTCAAGGCCCACAGCATTTTCTTGTTCTGGATGTATTCTTCCAGCGCGAAGCCCGACAGGACTGCGACCGCCATCGCCGCAAAGAGGTGAGCCATAACCTTGCCGACCTTCAGTTTCTCGTCCGTGAGGATGATCTTCACCGCCATGCCCATCATGCCGAGGAGTCCAGCGATGCCAGCCTGCTTGACCTCGGGGCTGATGTCGTCCGGGCCGAGCGTTGCGGGAGGGGGGGGACTCATTTGCGGCGGTACCCCTGCTTCCAGAGGTTGTCAGCGATAAGGGTGGCGGCGCGGGCTACATCGTTCTCGGGCATACTTGGGCAGGCCACATGGAGAAACTCATGTACCATCGTATCAATCATTTCATCCTCTGGCTGGCGGGGGTCGACGCTGACCACCCCCGTCTTGATGTCCAACTCCCCAAAGTTGGTCGAATTGCGGGTCGTGGGGGGGTTATCCCCTAGTTCCTCAAAAATAACCTTAACGAAGCGGGTCTTTGGCATCGGAAGGGTTGTCAGAGGGGGTCGTAGGGGTCATTGCAGACTTAAAGGCATACCAACCCCCCATCACAACGCAAACCCCGCCCAGAGAGGCAAGGGAGGGTAGGAACCACGGGGTTTCAACTAGGGAGGGGTAAGCCAGCAGGCAAGCCGACCCAGCGGCGGCGGCAATACCCCCCAAGACCTGCCGGAGCCAAAAGAGGGCTACGGCGGCTAGGGCGAGGCAGGCACCGATGCCCGCACAGGTCCAAGTCACAATGTCCTTCTTCGCCTGGGCGATGTCGGCCTTGAGGCAAGTGATCTGTTTGTTGGCGTTGTCGATGGCGGCTTTGTTAGCCTTGGCTTCGACTTCAGCCTTCGCCCAGTTGGAGTCGATGACGGCTAGGAGTTTGCGACCCGCATCCTCGGCGCGCTTGTATTCGGCGGGGTCAGACCGAGCGACCCGGCTACGCACATAGTCGATGTGGGTCTGATCGGGCTTGGGGAGGTAGGCGGCGGCTACCCCGAGTTCGGCTTTGACGATGGTGGGCTTGTCCGAGTTCTCGGAGGCCACGGCGATGCTGGCGGCTACGCGCTGGTCGCTCTTGTCGATTTGGTTGCCGAGGGTGCCGAGTTCGGCGGTCGGGGTGCCAGTCCCTAGGGTATCGGGTGCGGTCTGACAGGCCGTAATGCCGAATAAGCAGATTACCAAAATCAGACGCATCTTAATTTGGTCTACTTGCCCTTGAGCGCGTCCAGCAACTTCTTGCCTTCGGCTTCCTTGGACTGGAGTTTGACGGCGTTGTTCCGATAGAACAGGGAGCCGCAGGCAAACCCGGCGAGGAAGGAGAGACAGATGGCGATGATGTAGATCATTAGGAGAGTTTGGCGATAAGCGCGGCGAGTTTGGCTTCAAGTTCAGCGATGCGTTCGGCATCGGACTTTTCATTTACTTCGGATTGATAGGCAACGCTGACGAGATACTCGTCTGACATCTCGGCATTACCATAAACGATGCGTCCATCATCGCAGATGATAGTCAAGCGATCTTCAGATCGCGTCCAAGTTTTTCCGTTTTTGTCTGTGTAAATCATAAATTAAAAGAAGGTAATAATATATGCAAATCCATTAGCACCCGCGCCTCCTGCCCCAGAGTTATAACCGTTGTTTGAGGCACCGCCACCACCACCGCCACCACCTGGCCACCCGCCAGCACCGCCAGTTCCCCCAATTGCATTGTTAATATAATAACCACCGCCGCCCCCGGTTCCGCCTTGAAGGTCGTTAGTGGTGTTGCTCGTACCAGCGGTGGCCGCAACCCCTGCGTTAGTTCCACCCGCACCTCCAGCAATTGCTACCGAAAAGCCTGATGTGGAAGCGCCAATAGTATAACCTCCACCTGCTCCACCTGGCACATTTGTCGTAACAGCGATACCAGCACCAGCACCACTACCACCGCCACAGGGAGCCATTTTATAACCACTAGCGCCAGACCCTAAATTGCCTGAAGTCTGGGCACCAGCGGAACCACCACCAAGATTTGCCGCGCTAATAAAAACAGTAGTTCCTCTAGGCGTTCCAGCAGTCCCTGCTACCGTTGTTGCTCCGCCACCAAGAAAGCCGCCTCGAGCGTCCAAGTAAGTCCCAAAAGTTGTGTTACCTCCGGTGGTTCCATTATTTCCATTAGACGAGTCAACGGTTTGGGCGGCACCGCCTGTGCCACCTGCTCCAATTGTAACGGTGACAGTAGGTGTAAGCACATCGGCGTTGATTACACCAAAGTAAATAGCAGAACCGCTTGCACTACCTCCGCCAAAGCGCGCTACGGTTGTAGCCCCACGATAACCAGAACCGCCTCCGCCGCCGCCTCCACAAAGATAAACCATCACTAACTTGGCTCCAGCAGGCTTTGTCCAAGTAAATGTTCCGCTACTGGATGCTGAACCAAAGGTCTGAATGTTAGTACCTCCAGAACCGCCACCGCCACCAGAGGTTGCCCATTGGACATTGTAATCGGTGCCATCAATCTTCGATAGCACTTGCCCGGTCGTACCGCCCGTAGGAAGGCCGCGCGCCGTCACAGCGTAAGTCGAGGCGGCGGTAGCGGAGGTTAGCAGGCCAAGAGTCGAGAAGGACTTGTTCTTCCAGAGGTCCGTCGATGACTCATAGGCCAGCAGATCGTTGTTAGTCTTGCTGGCGATAGCCACATCATGCAGTTCGTCCAACTCGTAGCCGTTCTGGATACGCAACTGAATAGTGCCAAGGGTCGGATGCGCCCGGGTGACCGTCCCGATGTAGACTAGGTGGTTAGGGGCCGAAGGCTTGGTGGTAGTCCAGCCGCCAGCGACAGTCGGGGAAAGGTAAAGTTTGTCGCCATCCGAAAGGGCCGAGGTATCAAGTCCGCTGACCGTTCCGCTAGTGATTACAGAGGCATTGGTGTTGTTCGGGATAGCGGTCTCGACCATCGCATAAGTGCCCGCGCTGTTGGCTTCCGAGTTAGCCTGTGATAGTGATACGCTAGGAACATTGCCGATAGCACCAGAGATGTAGATGATTTTACCAGCGGTCAGCGTAGACCCGGTGGCATTACGGACGGTGGCTTGGGTGGTCTCTGCGTGGTAGGCCAGATTGGGCGTACCCCAAGTTAAGTCAAAAGAGGTTGAACTAACCTTTAATAGAGACTGACCTACGGTACCACCAGCAGGAACGGAACCACCAGTATAAGCGGTAGATTGGTAGGTGAAATCAGGGAAGGTAATCCCAGTCGCCCCGACACGCATATGGCTACTGCCATCATAGACATCAAGACCATTGAACTCTACCGTGGCACCCTTGGTGGTATCAGCAGTAAGTTCGACCCCAAGACCCCATCCAGCCAGTAGAGAGTCGTGACCGCTGGTCGTGTCAGCAATCGTCACCTCGGCGTTGGCATCCATCGCTCCGCCAGACTTCGGCAGATACCCAGTCAAGTCGATGCTGACCGTCTTGGTGCCAGAGTCATACGACAAAGGAGCATCAGCAGTTACAATGCCAGTATCCCCGGTATCACCTTTGTCACCCTTGTCACCGCGCGGGATGGTGAAGTCAAAGATGGCATTAATGGGTGAACCAGAGTTGGTGACGACAGCGGACGAGCCAGGGTCACCAGTCGTGGTCGTTCCAGCCGTGGCAGTAGCATTATCACCGCTACTTCCCTTATCACCCTTTTCACCCTTATCGCCACGGGGAATGGTGAAGTCGAATACAGCCGCAGAGGTCGTGCCGACATTGGTGACAATGGCAGATGATCCTGCGTCACCAGTCGTAGTAGAGCCAGCCGTAGCCGTAGCCGCCGCACCCGTATTCCCGGTATCCCCTTTCTGGCCCGGAACCCCTTGGATGCCTTGGGTTCCTTGGATGCCTTGGATGCCTTGGATGCCGCGCGGGATGGTGAAGTCGAACACGGCGTTTACAGCCGTACCAGAATTGACCACCTCTGCCTCCGTACCCGGCGCGCCCGTGGTCGTGGTGCCGACCTCAACCGTAGCCGCTACGACAGCCAGCGCGGGGTCGATGGTAACCGTGGCAGGAACCACGGGGTTAACGGCAATGTTAGCCGACTCCAGAATGGTAAGGGTGATCGCCATTAGGTGTAGATGTTCTTGGTCACATTGTTAAGGATGATGACATTGATAGTCTCGGAGTAGATGGCTACCCCGTTGCTGACGAACAGCATATCCATAAAGCCCATGCCCCAATGCCAGTCCTCCGTGTTAGCGTAAAAAAGCGTAAACTCCGTAGAACTGACCGTGGTAACCGTGAGGGGGTAGTCGTTGCCACGGGAGTCACGGATGGTGGCATACAGGTCGATGCCGTCCAGGTTGACAGGCGCGGCGGGGCTGGACGGTTCATAGACCCCCCCAATCGAAAGGGTAGACCCCTTGGTGAAACTAAAGGTCGGCGTTGCCATAGGGCTTTGGAATTAGCCGAGTGTCAACCCGCCTGTAACCCTATTAAGGGGGGATAGTACTAGTCATCACCCATTGTAGATTAGTGGGTGAAGTGTCCGTAGTAATGTAGGCAATTGGGTAGACTGTGCTGGAATACACAATGCTTGAGAACAGGTATTCCGTACCGAGGTAGTCCGGGTTAAGGGTCTGGTTAGGAGCGATGTAGTAAGTGCCCCCAACCATAGGATCATCAGCAGATGTGAATGTGTAGGTGAAGGTCTGGGGAGTATTGGTAATCGAGATGATGACAGGAGGGCCAGGTTCAACATAAGAATAGACCGTTGTGACCATCTGGGCCGTTAAGGTCATCTCAACCCCGCGCCATTGTTTATTGATTACATCATCCTCAATAACCCCTATCTCAAACTTCGGTGTTCGATAATTGAACTCATCCGAACCGATGATTTCTTGGCGTTCGGTGTATCCGTTTGGTTGAATAAAAACATTTCCACCCCAAGGGCTACCGCTGGTATCAATCGTGTCTAGGCCATACCCATCCGCAATGTACCCCTTGGCTTCCAGAGGGTAGTTAGGGAACGAAACCTCCCTATTGGTGGCTGGGCTGAAATAACTGTCAGTCGTGACGGAAACCACACCAACTTGAACGGGTGCCCTACCCTTGCTCATCGGGCGGGTCGTCTCGATCATACCCGGTAGAAGAAGTAGGAGGCCGAGTCCGGCTCCGTGTATTTGTGACGCTCGGCCCAAAGACTTCCGCTGACCGATTGGTTAACAGCCAAGTTCACCCCGCCACCAATCTTGGCAGTAGCGGTTACAATCGCCAAAGCGATGTATCCCTCGGTATCCGTGTCCGTAGTGGGGTAAGTGTCTACGATAATCTCGGAGTTAGACTTGGGGAAGGGTGCTGGCGCGGCATCGGCGTTGCACATAATGGCTACAACATAAGTGCCAACCGAAGTTGGGGCGGTAAGCGGAGTGTAGGTTGGGTCATTCATCAGCGTACCATTGATGAACGGGATGACATTGTTGACCATGCCTGGCACTACACGGATCACCGTCACACCTTCGACCGTATCTAGGAAAACAGTAAACGGGGTAGAGATGGAGTTGAATACTACCTCCTGCGGAGCGTTAAAAGCAACCCCTCCAATAGATGAACGAAACTCAATGCCTTGAGAGAACATTGTACGGTTCTTGTCAATGCCAGCACCCATGCGGTTGAGCGCGCTGGCTGAAAGCATATCGCCTTCACCAAATGAACCATACCCCGATGAATTGAAACCAGAGATTGATTTCACTATTCGGCGGCGATTACGGGGTAGACATCAGTATCCCAACCTCCAAGGCCGGACACGGTTAGATCGGCGGTAACCTTGTAGATGGTGCCATACAATTCTACCGAGCAATTGGTCACCAAGAAGTTCGGCTTAATACTGGCAAGCCAAGTGACCGAATAGTTCATGCCGCCAGCGTAGCCTCCTTGGTTCTGCGGCTTGCCTAGTTTCTTGTATTCAGCAGGTAGGGCAAACTTCGTGCCGTTAGTGACCCAACCGACATACGATGACAATTCCAACGCCGTATCTACACTAGAGTAGTAGGTCAGTACGCGCAGGGTGTTCTGCGGCTTGTAGTACGACCTAATGCCAGCCTTGATGTTAACGCTCGTATCAGTAGTGGATTGGTTGGGCAGGAAGCCAATGAACTGACAATTGTTGATGAAACTGTTACCAGCAACCTTGGGAGTCCAAGCGGCGCGGTTGCGATTAATCGCAAGGTCGGTTTCAAACCCCCCATCAACGGGAGGATAGCCAGCCAAGGCTTTCTGCGGGGCAATAGAACCTACAATGCTGGTGCAATTGATGTTGATGAAGTTCGGGTGAGACTGGATAGACTCCGAGGCGGCGGCAGAAGTCATCTGCACCTGCGGATAAGTATGACCAAGTTCTCCGTAAGCAGATGCAATCCCGCAGTAATCTGCCTTAACCGTAATCACTTCACCCTTATCAATGGTCATCGTGGCCCGATACAATTTAAGGATACTAGCGTAGGCCGCATCCGGGTGGGGGGCACCACGATAGAAGTGCGCGGAGAAATCTGTGCGGTGTGCGTCCGTATCAGCCCACTTGAAGGTGACCGAGGATTGGAGTAATCCAAAGCCATCGCTTTCGATTGTCCAACCTGGCTGTACGGCCTCGGTAGATAGATCGTTGCCGTACTTAATGATGGGAGGAGATGGCATATTAGAAACCTAGGTTGACAAACTTGTTGTTTGCTGGAGCCGCTTCGGTCGGTGATTGGATTTTCTCGGTGTTCTTGGCGGTCTGCTCCGTGGCAGAAGCGATACGCTCAAGCGGCGTAAAAGCGATGGCGGATACGATGTCACCGCCGCCCATCTGCTGAAGCGTGGACGCGCCTTGGGCTTCAGTAAGACCTTGTGGTGTTAGTTTCTTTCCATTGCTGGCAGTAAGTTCCTTGATGCGCTGATCGTAGAACTTGCGGGCTTCCTCGCCCATCAAAGAACCAAACTCATCAAAGTAAGCCTTCTGTTGTTCCTTGGTCAGACCCTTGGACATCTGCTTGAAAACATCATTTGCATAGTCCGTACCTTGGGCTTTAGGGGATGAAGAAAAGATTGAGTGATAGAGTGCCGCAGTATCATTGTTAATGACATCCAATGTTTCACTAAATGCGTTTGCAATACCCCCAAAAATGTTGATGAAACTATTTTCGACTGTTTGCGAGAAGTTGTCCCAAGAGTCTGCAAAACTAGACAATCCACGGGCGGAGTCCTTGTTTACGCCAACCAACGCTTGCGAACCTTTCTTTAAATCAACGGTACCCTGCTTGATGAGAGGGAGCAATTGCTCGAAGGATGATCCAAACAACTGGATGCCATAGTGCATCAAGGTCGCACTATCAGTCCCGGCCTCGTAGGAGGCGGCAAGGGCCATCATTGCGTCATTGTAGGTGAAGGTTCCATTTTTTAAATCGACAAGACCTACACCAAGTTTTGCCATAACCGCATTAGCCTCGGAGCCACGGATTTTAGCCTCACCCATCTTCTTGTTGAACTCGGCAACGCTGTGGGCCATAGCCGATGTGCTGATACCAGCCTGCTTTGCTTGTAGATCAAAGTTACGCAAATCCGCAATAGGGATGCCGGTGGCTACGGATAGATTGCGTAGTTCTCGCGCAATCTGGGCGTACTTCATCACAAAATCAAAACCAGCACTCAATACAGAGAAGATGGCTTGGAATTGACCATATGCACGACCAAGAGTGGAGACAAAACCACCTGCTTGGGCGGTTGCCTTGCCGCCACCAGTAGAAGCCGCTTGCGTGACATCATTAAGACCCTTTTCAAGTTGGGTCGTATCCGCGCCAACCACGACTGCGATTTCAGCCGATGCCATTAGTTTTTGTTCTCCTTAAAGCGGTTAATGATGTTATCAAAATCAGAAATCATATTATCATCATCTGTTGAGATAATCTCAATGTCGGAGCCATTGTAAATGCCGTGGGAGATGCTCATCCAGACGGCTTCACCTTCCGGCATTGTCCAGGCTTCCTCAAGACTACAACCATTACGGACATTGTTGGCTACGCAGGCCAGCGTCCACGGAATGTTCTCCTTGGTTTTCTTGTCCTTGTTTGACCAAAGTTTAGGGTATGAGCAGGACTCCCAGATGATACCAAGGACACGACCAACCGCGCGCGCCAGACGATTGCGGTTAGCGTTTAAATAAATGATGTAAAATTGTTCGCTCAATGTGATGGGGGCATTGATGCGGGCTTTACCAAGGGTAGACATTACCCGAACTGCGTAGATCACATCCATGACCTTGAACGACCTATCTTGATGATTAAGAAACGGGGAGTCGATGGACTCCAACTGGACCCGGTGACGAATACAAAAAGGCATCAACCGTTTCCCGCAGACTTTTACATCCAGCGGGAGAACGGTCGTAGCCTTGAGGTAACGAGCATCCATTTGGATGCGCGCCTTTAGGCGATTTCCTGGTACTTGATACCCTTGACGGTGACCTTGCGGTAGTCCTTATTCATACCCTTGTCGTCAATCGACTTGATGATGTATTGAACACCATCATAGGTGAATTGGGTACCGTTTTCCGGGATAGCGTCAGCGGCCTTCAGAACGCCATCAAGGTTGATTTCCTTGCGGCGGTCATTGAGGTGGTTCGTGATCACAACGCCGTTTTCGTCAGCCACTTCAACATCAAGCGCGAAGGACTGGGCGAGGTCATCAGACTGCACCACCATGTAGGTCACGGAGTCACGAAGCCCATAGAAAAGGGCAACACCATATTCGATAGGGGCGGGCATAGGAGGTCTTTGGAATTAGCGGGTTGTCAAGGAGAGGGGGGGAGCATCACGAACACCGTGTATTCCAGCAGGTTGCCGTACTTGCGCTGGTGCATACCCTCCTCGTCCTGGGTCACCCAGAGATCGTAGAGCAGGCCGTCCGTCCCGAGCGTCCATAGGGCTTTAAGGGCAGAGGTATCCGCCATGTAGTTCTGGACGGTCTGCACCCGGGTGCGATGCTGGTCTAGGGTGTCGTCATCGGCGGACGAGTAGATGCCAATCTCAAGGGTCACAATGTAGTTCCCGTAGGGGTGGCTACCTAGGGCATCAGCGGCGCGGCTGGCCTTGGCGTAGACGGTGACCAAGGGGATAACCTTGGTTTCTGGCGTGATGCCTTTGTGGACAGCCACCCCGGGGAGGGCGGTAGCGAGGTAGGCTTGCACCTTTTCCTCAACAATGGTTCGGGCGGAATAGAATGGGACGCTCATGTTAGATTTTGGTTACATCGAAACCTTTAAGTTTCTGGGTGACTTCAAGAAGGGTTCCGTGGTTTTTCTTACCACTCAAGGTCTGAAGCATCCGTACGCGCATGGCGTAGCCACGGTGGTTCCAGGCTTTCTGGAATAGGTGCCAGCCCTTTGATTGAGACTTTGCAATAGAGTTACCAATCCGAACCTTCGGGGCTGGCCCGGAAAGCATTGGTTGGCAAATGGCATTTGAGGAGCCTTGTCCTTCGATCCACTTGGATTGTGGAACACTCCCAAGTTTCTTTGCCGCCCAATACCACCCGGCCTTTAGTTTGCCTACGCGCTGTTGAGTCTTTTTGATGTAGTTCTCAATCATTTTCCAATCGCGCACAAAGACCTCTGGCTTTCGGTTCTTGCCGACATTGTAACTTGGTTGACCACGGATTAGTCTGTGGATGGCACCAATCTGCCCTTCGGACTCATTGAGCATGATGTTGCCCTTGCCGGAGAAGTTACCGTGGCGTTTGTCCAAGAATAAATTGAAGTCCTCAATCGTAACAAGTCCTCCGTTCTTGTTAAACAGGTCAAACAACCAAGCAGGTTGATGGGGAGGAGGGGTTTTCATCTTCGCCCTAATCCAAGCATCAAAGATGCCAATGTCACCTCGCTGGGCTACAAGGCCAGCAGGGGCTTGGGCTAGCGGGACGAAAATCTTGCGGATGTCACGGTTAACGGCGGCTCGACCTTTATCCCGGGCTTTATTTCCAAAGCCCCCCTCCCCACCCTTGGTAATTTGAGGTTCAGCACCAGAGAACGGGGGGAATAGATCGCAAGCATCACGCGCCAGCAATCGAGCCTCATCCTTGACCACCTCCGCCACGGTCTTACGCATGACCTGGCTGAACAGGGCAACATGGGTTGCGTAGAGGCTCGCATCAATGTGAACCCCTTTCTGAACCGTAATCTTAAACGCCATTACTGCACCAGCGTCTGCACCTTGGCAATCACCCACGCCGAGGGAGGTCGGTCGGTGACCGTCATGATGCGGAACTGCTCTCCGTTGTAGGCGATGATGTTTCCGTGGGCGACAAGGCCCGGGTGGGCCACCAGCCCCGACCGCAGGAACTTCACATCAAACGAGGTGGACGAGGTGAAACCGCCCGTCTCCAAGTCCTGCATGATGGCAGGCTGGCTCATTAGGGCATTAAGGGGTACTGGCGAGCCTCCAGGGACATTTTTAACCGTCACAGCCTTGGGGATCTCCCCTAGGATTTCAATGGCATCCAAAGCCCATTCTGAAGGTAAGTCAGCCATCTGGAATTAGCGTAATGTCAACCAAAGGGAAAGGCCCACCTCCTATGGCAAGGAGATGGGCCTCTCGGCATTGTCGCATCGGGGTCGGTGAACCGTCCCCTAAAGACTACGAGTATTAGTCGTTGAAGATGATGCGCTGGAGGGCGTTGGGGTTACCAACAGCCGTACCCTGGAGCCAGACGGCCTGCATATTGTGCGTACCCATCTGCCAGTTGTAGAAGTAGCGGAGCGCGAAGGTGAAGCCGGACTCGGGGTCGGTCACATTCATCTGCTCGCCACCGCCCGTGGTGGGGCTGGCGGGGACTCGGGTAACGATGACCAAGCCTTCCTTGCAGGAGGCGATGCCATTGAGACCTTCGGACGAAGGGGTGCCGAGGCCGCTGAAGCCGTTGAACTCGCTAACGCCGAAGCCGTGGAGTTTCTTGTCGATGGCGTTGTTCTGGATGACATCCGAAACACCGTACGAGAAGGTCTGGGCGACAGACGGATCCTGCACCAACTGGCCCAGCGCGTCCGGCGAGAGCAGGAGGTGGCGGTCGTTGTGAGGCAGGTTAGCCTTGGTCAGCGAGGTGGCGGCGGCGGCGACGGCCTTACGGTCGAAGTCGATGATGGCACCGTTGTAAGCCTTGGTAGCGAAAGCGGCGTTGGTCACCTTGCCGAGAACGGCGTTGTAAAGGGACAACTGGATGGCGTTAGCCATAGGAGCCATGAACAGACGGCGGAGACGCTCAAGCGAGAGCGTGGACGCTTCGAAGTCCGTGAAGGCGACATCAACATAGTCGGGTTCTTCAAGGGTGATGGCGACATCAGTCGAAGTGGCGGCGGTCGGCACATAGCCGTTAGCCGGGTTGTACTTCGTGCTGGTGAAGGAAGCGGCGTAGCGGGTGTGAACGGTGGAACCGCGCTCGGCAACATAGGAGCCGAAGTCGGTGACAGCGATCTTCGTCAAGGGGACGAGTTCGGGGACGAGGGTGCGGAGGCTTTCCTCGGCAACGAGTTGGAGGGTAAGACCACCAATGGAGTTGGACATATTAGTATTTTACGGGGTTAGAGTTAGGGGAAAATTACTTGAGGCCAGACGCGCGGAGGATAGCCGGACGGTTCGCCGTGTAGAAAGCGGAAGCGGCCTTGGCATCCTTCTGCTTGAGCGAGACCCATTCATCGGCAACCTCTTGGTCGTTCTTGGCGGAAACGATAATGTCGCCAGGCGAGACTTCGACCGGGTTGACACCAACGGAAGCCACGATGTTAGCGGCCTTCTTGCCAGCGGACTCATGGGCGGCTTTAGCCTGTTCCAGTTCAGCGCGCAGGGAGGTGATCAGCGTCTCGGAGGCGGCGAACTTCTCGGTCGCTTCCGTGAACTTGGCGTTCAGTTCGATGAGGGTGGCTTCCTTGGAAGCAACCACGGCATCAAGTTCGCCAACCTTGGCGGCGAGGGCCGTGGCTTCAGCCACCTTGGACTCGACCTCGGTAGCCTTGCCCGTGAAGGCCGCTTGGAGTGCGTTGAACCGTTCTTCCAAAGACAGTTTGCTCATTTTGGAATTAGCGAGGTGTCAAGTTATGCTTTGGTCTTTTCATCCGTAATGACTGGCTTACAGCCGGGGTCATCGGGGATTTCCTTATCGGGGGACTTCCCTGGCTGTTCGTCAGAGTCATCTTCTTCGTCCTCGTCATCCTCGCCGTTCTCCTTCTTCTTTTTCTTCTTTTTCTTATCACCAGAGATAGGGGTGGTGCCGTCCTCGTCCTTGCCCTGTTCGGGGGTGACTTCGGCGGAGATCGCTTGAGCGTAGGTCTTGGAATTACCCACGGACGGCTCCGCGCCTTCGTAGGCTTCGTAGATGTCCTCGCCCACATACATCAGCAGGTCATCAAAGGTATCCTTGATGCCCGTAACGAGCATCTTGCTGGCGGCAAGGCGACCAGACCAGCATTGACCCTGCATATCCTCGACCTTCGCCATCGAACGGACAGAGGACACATCCATGATGAACCAATCGTGGGTTTCCTTCACATCGGCTTGGAATAGGGCTTTCTGCTCGGGGGTCGTCTCGGTACCGGGGTAGCCAGCGGCCTTCGCCCAGCCAGACTTAAACAACTCGACCTTGTAACCTTCCATCTCGTACGCCTTGGCTTCGTTGAGGAAGCCCATGAAGCAACCAATGTTGCACACAATAGACGAACCGCTGACCCAGACCTCATCGCATTGCGAGAGGAGCCAGTACCCGCCAGAGCAAGCCTGCTTACAGGTCCAGCCAATGGTGCGCTTCTTGCACTTGCGAATACGCTTGGCTAGTTCGGGGACACCCGTGACCGTACCGCCAGGGGAGTCCACATCGAAGATGATCACCTTGATGTTGTCATCGCGCTCGGCATCCTCCAGCATCTCCTCGATGTCCTCAATGTCGCAGGAGCCAGTCATCTTGTCGATTTCGCTGATGCCGGAACCGATGACCCCCTTGATGGGGATTACGGCAAGACCTTCATTCTTCGCCATCTTGGGGCGCGGACCGAAGATGAGTTCAAGCGTCTCCTCAAGGCCAGAGTTGGCTTGGATGGTGGTGGGGTCAAACTGGGCAACCCGGTCGAGGTGTGCCTTGGCTTTGTAGGACTCGATAAGCATCGGAGTCCCGCCGAAATAGGCGGTGTGAAGGTTATTCATCGGAAGGGTCGTTTAAGGGGTCGGGGCCGACATTCGGATCGTTGGGGTCGGCTTCTACCTTTTCCCCATCGTCCATCATGGCTTTTTGCTTCTCGTCATCGCTTTTGTAAGCGGCATCCACATCGGCGGGAGCCACATTCTCGGGCATGATGGCGGACGATACCTGCACATCGAACTCATCGGCAAGTTGCTTGAAGTGAGCCTTCTCTGCGAATAGTTCACGGGCAACCGCCTTGGGGTCGTTACCCATTTCAAGTTGGTGTTGCGTCCAAGTCTTGAGGCCAGCCTTGATGTCGGCGCGGTTGGCGATGGCATCGCGCCCGGTGTCTACGGTGACACGGCGAGGCGTAGTCCAACCGACCCGATGCCAATAGTCGTTGGCAGGCAGGATGCCATCCTTGATGGCGTTGCCGATGACATACCCCCACACGGGGGTTAAGAACCTCTGCATCAAGATGGACTGACGGTGCTGGAACTTGCGGTCAGCCTTGGCGATAATGAGCCGGACAGACGCGCCACCAATCTTGGTGGGATCATAGGTGAACTCGTAGGGCAGGAAGCCCGAAAGCGAGTCACGGATGAGGTGGTCGATGAAGCCCGTGAACGCTTGGTTCGGTCGGGCAGACTCAAAGGACTCCAACTTCTCGCCAGGGGCCAAGGACAGGATTTTACCGCCAATGAAGGTCGAAGCCTCGTTCGGGTCGGTCAGACCGTTGTTGCCATAATCCTGCGGACGCATCCCAAAGGCTTCAAAGTCCGACTGCGAGCCGTCGAACTGCGGGTTCTCACGGGTGATGGTACGGGTGATGTCCGAACTGGTCTTAACCGCCAACTTCTCCAAGGACAGGATTTCCATCATGTCGATGATGTTGTTGATGCTATGCTGAAGCGGGCTGTAAGCGCGCGCGCCGGAGGCTAGTTCCGGCTCGTACAGGTGCAGGACGGCGTTGGCGGGAACCTGTCGGCTGGAGCCATCCGAACGCAGGATGTTGTAGTATTCGGGTGCGCCGTACGGTCCGAACATAATGCCATCCACCATGCCAGGGGGCGGTGCGCCCGAGGCGGCGTTGCCGACACGGTGCGACTCAATGACCTGCAACTTGGGCGCACCACCCGGCCCACGGGTTTTGACGATGAAGCACTCGCCGTCACGATCCATCAAGCGGCAGACGATGTGCTGGAGTTCAAAGAACGAGAACCGACCCGTGATGTCGGTGTTCTTGGAGGCCCATTCACGGAAGTAAACATCGGCGGCATTATCCCAAACTTCATCGCCAGACTCGGCTTGAGCCTTGATACCAGAGCCGACCGAATAAAGGGCCATATCGCCAATGGCCTGTCGGATGAGGCCCGCATTGAGTTCCAAGTACCGCATCCTGCGGGTGGTCTCCATGCGGTCGAACACCGTCATGGTCTTTTTGAAGTCTTGAGGCAAAGACGACCAGATCCACGACCGCTTGTTGCTGAACTTGGCGGACTCGAAGTTACTAAAGATACCCGGACCCGCGCTCGCCTGCTTCTGCGGGATAGTGTTGCCAGCGTTGGGTAGCGTACGCTTCCCAGGCTTAACCACAGATGACTTCTTCTTGCGGGGAGCGTTACTCATTACATCGAACGGAAATTGTTGAGGCCGTTGTAGACACGAACCTTATCGACCTGCCCATACTTCTGGGGGTCTTTCAGTTGCAAAGCGTAACGAGACTCAAGCAAAACCGTAGTGATGTCGATGGGCCAGCCTTTCACCACGGAGGTTCCAGAGTCGGAGTATTCCATCATGGTCTTGCCCTCTTTGAGCAAGACGACAGCCCGGGCAACAATGTCCTCGATGTCCTGTACGGACAAAATCGTGAAAATACCAGTTGCTCGTGCCATTTGGAATTAGCCCGATGTAAAGAGGGTCGGCGGTTCACCTTTTGCGCCACCAGAGCCACCAATGACACCCCTTTTGCGCGAACCGCCGACTTGACGGTAATCTACCCCTCTGACCCAGTAGGTCAAGAGGCTTCTGCTTCCACGGCAGGTTTTTCTTCGGCTACGGTAGTTGCCCCCTTGTTCTTACCCTTGCCAACAATCTTGGACATCATGGCAAAGAGGATGCCTTGAACTTCACAGTCCCAGAGGTGATTGGCACGATCACCAATGGGTAGCCAGATGGGAGTTCCGGCGTTGTTCTTGGTGCGATGCTCGGACTGCATCTGCTTGCGGTACTCGTCACCGAAGTCCTCGGGGTAGGTGTGTGCCCCAGCCCTGCGGAGGCGGGACAGGGCATCCTTGAACACTAGGTTGGAGTAAATAAACAGTTTGCAGGACTGCGCGCCGACTTGAATGACCTTGGCCCGGGAGTAGGGTCGGTAGGCAACCTTGATGCCGTACGGGGTCTGGATACGCCAAGCGAACTCGTTTTGCCCCGACCCCTTGGTGGCGTTCCAGCCGTACTTGGAGCAGGTTCGATAGACGGCATCGGTATTGGGACCGTCACCAGAGTCGAGAAACACGAAGAAGTTAGACACCTCATGCTTGAGTTGGAAGGCCCGAAGATCGTCCTCGGTGGCTAGGAAGGCCCACTCCTTGCCACGGGACTTACCATCGGTGGCCCAGCGGCGAACTATGGCGTAGTAGCCGTTGCGTTGCACATCGACATCAAGCGACCGTAGCCAGGCGAACTGCTTGGACTGTTTTTGTTCTTCCGTGATGGGTGCAGGAACCAACTTGCCATCGACCATTGCCGCCTCGTCATCCCACGGGTCAACCATCTTGTAACCGCTGGGCATAATCTCGCCGCCGTCCTCATCCGGGTTTTCAATCCAAGACTCCGCAATCCGCTTTTGCTTAAACTCGATGCGGGAGGTCTCGTCCCCGTGTTCATCAAAGGCGCGCTTGGCGTTGATGGCTTCTTCGGCAAGGTCTCCCCACGACAGTCCCCATTGAGCGCACAGGGAGTTCCAATGGAAGCCCACGATGCCCTTGGGTGCGGACGGGTTCATCGGCACATACTCGGCCTTGAGGTTCATCTCCTGCCGGACGGCAAAGGAGTCATCGTGCATCTGACCGCACGACTTGCACTTGTATTTGATGCCCTTCTTGACCTTCTCAATTTCCCAACCGCCGCCGCCCTTGGCATCCTCGGGGTAGATCAACTGCTCCCACTCGTAAGCCTGGAGCGTTTGGCACGACAGGCAACGGAACATCCATTCACGGCGATCAGAGGTGTTCCATAGGTTTGTGATGTCATCTCCCTCGACCCCGCCCTGCGAGATGAACACGGACTTGCCGTTCCAAGTAAAGGCGGTGCGGCGACGCTGGGCTTCGCCAAGGTGACCTTTCTTCCACGACCACACTTCGTCCCCGCCGAGGTAACGGATGGAACGGCGTTGCAGGTTTCGCTTGTTGTCCGCCCCCAGCACCCACATCGTGCATCGCTGGAACTGGTGGGTATGCCAATTGGACTTCTCGGTGTGGCTAATCTTGGCCTTTGCCGCAGGGGTTGCCTCCCAGATTGGTCGTAGGCGATTGGCCTGCCAGTCCTTGGCGTTTAGGTCTACATCCTGCAAGAGCAGGGTGGGACCGGGAGCGCGCGCGGCGATGTAGGCAGACCAGAGTTCCAGCAAGGTGGACTTGCCCATCTGGACGGCACCAAAGACCACGATGGTGTGGATCTCTGGGTCGGTCATTGCCCGCAGGATGGGGGCAAGGTACGGCGTAGACTCTACTCGGAAGGCACCGGGCATCGGCCCCGGCATATTCTTCACATTGGCTTCCATCCAATCCACGATGTCGCCATCGGGGTCGGGGGCCAGCAGAGCGCGGAGGTGCGACTCGTAGAGGTCAGCCGTCTGCTCGCTCATTCCTCGGTGTCATCCACCTCATCGGCGGTAGCCTCCACCTCGGTCGGGTCGGCCTCGGGCATCTTGATTTCCTCCTCCGACTCCGCCACCGCCTCGCTCACACGGGACAGGATGCGGGTCATCTCCTCGTCCACGGCCTTCAACGCTCGCCCCGGGTGATCGGGGTTCGCCCTTGATGCCACCTTGGTGCCGAGTTGGGTCAACTCGTTGCGGAGGTTGGTCAGTATCTTGCCGAAACGCTCGATGGCGGTCTGGGTGCGGATGAACTCACGGCTGGCAATCTGGCGCGCGTGGAGTTCCTTCTCCATCGTGATGAGGGTCTTTACCAACTTGTCGTAGGTCGAGTAGGACTTGCTGGCATCGGGCGAGTCGTTGGATAGATCGTCTAGGTACTTGCGGTGGGCCAGAGCCTTCAGTTCGCGCTGACGCTCGACCGTCTCGTTGAAGTCCCTGTCGCTGGTGACACCCGCTTGAGTGCCGCCACGGACGGCGCGCCTGGACATGACCCAAGACTCCGCCGCCTCGATGGAGTCGATGGGCATCCCCTGCGTGATGTAAGCGTTGACGAGTTGCTTGGAGATGCCAAGCCGTCCGGCGATGTCGATGGGTCGTGGGCGTTCGCTCAT